ATGAATGCGAAGCCGCGACTTTTATCATGGATGCTTATATTTCAGTTTTTGTAGTTCTGATTGTAGTTTTTATGGTATTATTTTGTACCTTGTAGTTTAATGGCACTATATACAAGGAAGGATTGGGGTTTAATGTGCGGATTATCAGCAGGTAATCTTTCAAACTACATAAAACGAGGTAAGGTACTTTTAACGGGTGAGCTGATTGACGATAGCAAACCAGAGAATGAGGACTTTCTTAAAAAGTTCACAGAGAAGAAAGAGGAAAAGTACAAGGATTTAGGAATAAACACGGGGGAAATCTCCAATGAAGCACCGAAAAGTACAAAAAAAGAACCAGTACAACGGTCAAAAACTACAAACGAGGGCGAAGGAGAGGGCGGATTTAGCCTGGATCGTCGATTAAAGGCTCAGGAGTTAAAAAAAAAAGAGGCCGAAACAAGGCTTTTGAACCTCAAAGAAGAAAAGATAAGAGGTGAGCACATACCTACCGAGCTGGTAAGGTCTATTATTATTCAGCAATCGCAGTCTTTTATTACCGCTTTTAAAAATGGAGTGGAAGATTTTATAACGATAGTAGCGAAGGCAAAAGGAATGAATGTAAACGAGGTGGCAGAAGCCAGGGGCGAGTTGACCAAGGTTATTAATTTAACGGCTAATAAGGCTGTTGAGGTCGCAAAGAAGGGCATTGATAATATTGTAGGCGAGTACGCTGTTAAGAGGGATGTTGGAGAACATGATTAAAGATCCAATAAAATAAACGTATGGGTATTGATGCAAGCTTGTTTTCAAGAAAAACAAAAAGTTATATTTATATTGACCGGGAGTATAATATTTTAAATAAAGTAGCTTATAAGCTTATCTGTTATGACTCGCTTAAAAATGAAGGAATAAATTCTTTAGTTTTCAAAGATTATATAGAATCAATGATAAGTATTTCCGAAACTATTTTTAAAGAAGATAATAGTTGTTATCACGAAATTATAAAATGGCTTGATTTATTAGGTGATGACGATTTGATTTTTATAATAAACGATAGTGAAGACAGGTACATTGAATTTACTAATAGCTTTAATGAATTTAAGGTAAATTAAAATGACTAACTATTCTCACACAATATCTAGCCTGTTTGATTCCGCAAGGGTTAATTTATCCGACATAAAGCCTAGTGCATGGGCTGAACAAAATATAATAATGCCTAAGCCTTTCCCTGGGCCGCTTTCTTACGAACGCACACCTTACACTCGGGAGATTATAGATTGTTTTGCTCCCGACCATCCAGCGAAAGTAATAGCCTTTATGAAGGGGGCGCAGTTTGGAGGCTCTGCTACTATTATTATTCCAGCTATCGGATGGCTCATAAAGCACCACCCCTCCAATATTATCATGACGGTTGGGCATGAATCATTGGTTGACGAGGCAATGACCAAACTAGATTTAATGATCGACCAAACAGGGATACGATCGCTAATTAAGCCGTCGGTAAACAGGAATAGGGCCAATAAGTCTGGAGATACGAATACTAAAAAAGAGTTCGCAGGCGGGTATATTAAGATTTCACCAGCTTCTAATCATAAGATTTGGAGACAGGCAGATTATCAGATCGGATTTATCGACGACTACGAAGCTATCAAACGAGCCTCAAAGGAATCAGGAAGTACTGAGGAAATGATAATGCAGCGTTTCGCATCTTATGCGGACAAGATGAAAATCCTCTTCATGTCAACCCCAGAATTAAAGGCAAGCTCTAATATAGAACCAGCCTATATGATGGGCGACCAGCGAAAATATAAAGTACCTTGCCCTTGTTGTGGTGCTGCGATAGAATTACAATGGACAGTTCAGATTGCAGGAGGTACAGAGATGGGCGGCATTACATGGAAGCTAGACCACCATGGGAATATAGTAAGCGGCAGCGTTGGGTATCTGTGCCAATCTTGTGGTGGATTCTTTAACGACTCTGGAAAAACCAAAATGCTTAACGCTGGATATTGGGAGCCGACCGCCACTCCTGTAAAGATGGGGTATTATTCTTATCACGCTTCGGCTCTGTATGCGCCACATGGCATGTATGACTGGGAGCACTATGCGGGCGTGTGGGTAAAAGCGAACCCTCAAGGAGAGCCAGCAAAAGAGCATATTATAAAGTCGTTTACTAACCTTTGTCTTGCTAAGACCTATGAAGAGAAAGGAGAAAGCCCATCAGCAAATCAGTTGCAACGAAATATTCGCAGCTATAAAATTGGAACGGTACCAGAAAAACTTTCTATTAAAGATGGCAATGGTGAAATAGTGATGCTCACCTGTGCGGCCGATATGAACGGTACCAGCTACAATGAAGCGAAGGGAATAGTAGACGATGCGAGGTTAGATTATGAGATTGTTGCATGGGCTGAGAACGGCTCTTGCTATTCAGTTACGCACGGAAGCATCGGCACGTTCATTCCGAGGGAGGGGTCTAAGAAGTTCAAAGAAGATCGTGTAAAATGGAGTTACGACCCAACAAAACCAAATAATGTATGGGCTGAATTTAGTAAAATCCTAGATTCGGAATACGAAAAAGACACTGGCGGAAAGATGCGAATACTCCTTACTGGTCTTGATACAGGACACTTCACGGGTTATGCCTATGATTACATCGAGAAAAGAGGGGCGGGAATAGTAGGTTTGAAAGGAGATAAAGAAGATTCTTTTACCAGAATAGGAATTGACGTTAAGAAGTTCAAGCCAGCCGCCGAACGTGGAAAGCTATATATATTAAAGGTTGGTCTTTATAAAGATCATTTGGCCGATCTAATGAATTTACGCTTCGATCCATCAGGGGGCGAAGTACAACCTGCTGGATTTTGCAACTATCCGGAACCGTCAGGAGGTAAATATCTATTCGATAATTATTTTTCTCATTACGAGGCAGAAGAAAAAGTAGAAGACAAAAAAGAAGGGATAGGCTTTTCTTTTATCTGGAAAAAGAAAAGTTCTTTACATCAAAACCACTTTTTTGATTGTAGAATTTACAATATGGCGGTCAAGGATATTATGGCTGATATTGTTTGCAAGCGATTGAAGATACCTAACTATACGTGGTCTGACTTTGTTCGGGTAGTAATTGGAGGCTAGTTTTTGTTCCCAAATTCGGAACAGTTTTTAATTAAAAGTATGTCGTTCTATAATTTTAAGTCGCTTAAAAAACGAATTAAAATTATAGATTCATGGCATCAGACGCAGTCGGACTGGAAAGAATTTCTAAGACAGTCGGTTATAAAATTACTAAAGGAGACTTTTCAACTTCTTCTCCAAATCTTCCTGTACGTATCGGAGTGTTTGCAGAAGCAAATGACGCTAATCAATCTAGTCTTGACCTAAACGCTTACGAAGCAACAACAGCGCAAGCCGCAGGAGCTAAGTACGGATACGGTTCGCCAATTTATAATATCATGCGAATACTTAGACCTACTTCTGGTGAAGGAGTGGGGGGTATTCCAATTATTATTTATCCGCAAGCGGTAGCGGGTGGGGCAATTGCAAAAGTTTTCACAGCAACTGTTACAGGTACATCAACGGCAAATGCTACACATACACTTGTTGTTGCTGGCCGTGAATCTCTGGATGGCTCTTCTTATGATATAAACATTGCAACAGGTGACACCCCTACATTGATAGCAGCTAAAATAAGAGACGCAGTAAATGCTTGTCTTGGCGCGCCAGTACTGGCCACTTCTGCATTAGGAGTAGTAACGGTAACAAGTAAATGGAGTGGATTGACATCAAACGATTTACGCTTATCTATTAAAAATAACGGAAATACAGCAGGCATAACCTACGCGATTGCCTCTACTACCGATGGCTCTGGCACTCCTTCTGTTTCTGCTGGACTTGCCTTGATCGGTAATGAGTGGGTGACTCATATCGTGAATTCTTACGGAACACACGCAGGAACGATGGCATTGTTCGAGGCATGGAATGGAATACCTGACCCGGACGCTCCTACAGGAAGGTTTGCTGGAATTGTGATGAAGCCAGCAGTTGTACTTACGGGTTCTACAGTAGATGATCCAAGTTCTATTACAGATCCAAAAACAGATGAAGTAACCATTGCTATTTGTCCAGCTCCTCTGTCCGATGGACATCCAATGGAGGCGGCTGCAAATGCTTGTGTTCTTTCAGCAAAACAAATTCAAAATACCCCCCATCTAGACATCTCAGGTATGTCGTATCCAGACATGCCAACGCCTTTATACATTGGGTCTATGGACGTTTACAACAACCGAGATATTATAGTAAAAAAAGGGTGTTCAACCGTTCAGTTGGTTGGACAAAAATATCAGGTAACAGACTTCGTAACTACTTATCACAAGGTAGGTGAGATCGTGCCACAGTTCAGGTATGTAAGAAATTTATTTATTGATTTTAATATTCGATTTGGCTATTTCTTACTGGAACAAACAAACGTTGTTGATCATGCAATTGCAAAAGACGATGATATTGTTTCTGCTGCAAAAGTAATTAAACCTAAACAATGGAAGTCTATACTTAGAAACTATGCCATAGACTTGGCAAGCAGAGCGCTTATTGTTGATGCTAATTTCATGAAGGATAGTACTACAGTAAATCTTAGCACTTCAAATCCTGACAGGCTGGAAACATTCTTTAGATACAAGCGCTCTGGCTACGCTCGCATTTCTTCAACAACCGCCGAGGCTGGTTTTAATTTCGGAACTTTAAACTAAAAAAATCATGGCAGTAATAGGCGGCGATTTAATTGAGATTACATACAACCACCCTACACTAGGGAGTGGAGTTCTTTATCCAAAGGCTGGTGAAGATTCCACCTTTGATACCGGAGGGTTCAGGAACAATGATGATGCAAACAGTATTGACGGCGGAGGCCGTGCGATATATCAAAAGAGTAGAGTAAGATGGATGTTAGAATCTACGGTATCGTGGGACAGTGTAATATCTGACGAGGCTAATAAGGTAAAAATATTAGCAGGAGATTCGGTTGATGCTACGTGGACGATCACACACGTTAGTGGTTCAGTATGGCAAGGAAAGGGCCAGCCAGTAGGGGATATTCAGCCCAACGGAAACGCTGCAACATTCACTTTAAAGATTTCAGGCGGTGGTGAACTAGAAAAAATATCAGGATAATATGAACAAAGTAAGTGAAGAAATTGCTGAAAAAGATTTACAAGAGTGGTTAGAGAGAAATCATATTTCAGAGGATAAAATCGAATCGGCTGTTGGCGAGTCTCAGTTGAAGATAATAAAAAAGGCTATCCAGTCAGGTAGGCTGGTACTTAACGAAGATGGAAAGTTGTCGCTCAGCCTTTCTAGCCCTATCGGCTCTCTGTCATCTCCTATTACTGAACTTGTTTTTAACGCTAGGGTAAATCGCAAGATGGTAATGACTCATTTGAGCGGAGTGAAGTCAGACAACGGAGACATGAGACTGGTTGCTTATATGGGAGCTTCTACCGGTATTAACAAAACGATCCTGCTAGAGCTTATGCCAGAAGATCAATCAATAGCGGATGCGATAACGGTTTTTTTTGTGAGTTAACGGACAAAGAGAGTATCGAGAATATGACAAAGTCGGTGGTTCGTGAATTTCATTGGACTCCCGACTTTGTTGATTTATTATACATAGACGATCGAGACATACACGGTTTAATTTACTGGTATAACGACATTGTAGAAATGAATAAAGAATTAAACAAAAAGTAAATGGCTTCTTTCGTTGTACCTTCAATATTTACAGCAGTAGACAAGGTTTCTTCTGTTGTTAAGTACATGGGTAATAACGTAACATCGTTCGCCTCTAAAGCCGAGGCTTCAATAGCCAGAGCGGAGCGAGTTACAAGAAGGCTAACCCCTGGACTAAGCGATGCGGGTAAGCAGTTTTTTCAATTTGCCAGCGCAGCAGCTTTAACAGCCACCGTAATGGGCGGCATAAACTACTCGGTAGGCGCTCTAAAAGATTACGACAAGGCCCTTGGATCGCTACAGGCAGTAACTGGACTAGCAGATGACAAGTTTGGGTCTTTCAAGTCTAAAATTATAGAGGTTGCTGGTGAGACAAAAGTCTCAGCAGTCGATACCGCAAAAGCTTTTGAGTTGATAGGTTCTGCAAATTCTAAATTATTAGAGAGTGCCGACGCTATGGGGCTTGTTACGAAGTCCGCAATAATTCTATCACAAGCCTCTGGCGATGACTTGGCGACTTCCGCCTCTTCACTTGTGGGCGTGATGAATCAATTTAATCTTGAGGCATCACAGGCAGACAGGACAATGAATGTGCTTGCTGCTGGTGCAAAAGTTGGAGCGGCTACTATTCCGCAAGTGGCGGAGTCTATGAAAAACTTTGGTTCAGTGGCCGCATCAGCTAACCTATCAGTAGAAGAGTCGGTAGCATTAGTGGAAGTCCTTTCGCAAAAATCTGTATTCGGAGCAGAGGCTGGAACAAAATTAAGAGGCTCTGTTCTTCAACTGCAAAAGGCTGGGCTAGGTTATACCTCTGGGCAGTTCAATATGAACGACGCACTCAGTGAAGCTAATAAAAAAATAGCCTCTCTTTCTACTGCAAAACAAAAAGATGCTTTAGTTACAAAATTATTTGGAGCAGAAAACGTAAGTACTGGTAAAATATTGCTGGCAAATGTTGGTCAATATAATGAATTTACAAAAGGGGTAACAGGCACATCAGAAGCTTTGACTCAGGCAGCAATAAAAAATAACACGCTCGACAAGTCGCTCGATCAATTGAAGGCCGCCTGGGTAAACATGCTAGTAGGAAATAGCAAGGCTACAAGCGGTATTAATGCAGCAAAAAAAGCAGTTCAATTTCTTACAAAAAACTTAGACGCAGTTGTAACGGTCGTTGGAATACTGGTCGGGTCTATGATTCTTTTCAAAGGGGTTCTTATCGCGTCTAGGGTGGTTTTGTTCGCATACAACTTGTCAATGGGTATTTACAACGCACTATTCACGACCTCTTTAGTCTTAACAAATAAAAACATAGTTGCTCAACGCGCATACGCTATTACCTCAAAAATTGCAGTAGTCGCAATAGATTTATTTGCTGGCGCGCAATGGCTACTAAATGCGGCCATGTCTGCAAATCCTATAGGGCTTTTAATTGTTGGTATTGCTGCATTGATAGCGCTGGTAGTACTAGCAATCGTAAAGTATAACGAATGGGGGGCCGCACTAACATTTATATTAGGCCCTTTTGGAATAATAATAAATCTCATACAATCTTTTAGAAGAAATTGGGACATAATTACAGCCGCCTTCAAAGAGGGCGGCGTACTTGCAGGATTTAAGGCTATCGGTGCAACTATTATGGACGCTGTTCTTATGCCATTACAGCAAGTTTTCAAATTACTTAGCAATCTTCCTGTAATTGGAGGCTTTGCTAGTTCAGCCGTTAGCGAGATTCAGAAAATAAGAGACGGGCTTGGGGTGAATACCATAACAGACGAGAGTGGCGAGCAACTGGAAAGTACAAAGGCTGCGCCGCTATTAAACACACAGGCTGAAAAGCAAGCGAACATGAAAAAAATGTTTGCCGAATCTCGTTCTACTGTCGACTTCAATGTTAACGACCCAACAGGTAGAGGTACCGTAAGCTCAAGTTCTGAAAATGTGAAAATAAAACTTACCTCCACTAGACCATGAGCGATCTAGCAATAATAGAAAACGGTGACGGTGGCGATTTAAAGATTGTTGGAAATGACTTTGCAACTCAATCAGGCTGGGGCAACATGCCTTACCTTGCTTTGTTTGGAGGCAATGTAGAAGCCTCAACGGTAAAGAGATTGGCTACTCAACAAGCTTTTGATTTCTGGGCTAACAGTACCTTGTTTGATCAAGACGAAAGCGTTCAGATGGACTCGGAAACAGAAAGGGTTCTTATGGAAGTTGCCCTCAACAGTGCAGGTAGAATAAAAATACAACAAGCTGTTGAAAAAGATTTAAAATTCATGGAGGCTTTTGCTATTGTGAAAGTATCTGTAACAATTGAAGGCATTGACAGGGTGAATATAACTATAAAAGTAAAAGAACCAGACAATTTAAAAGGCAGGTCTTCTGATCAGTTCCGAGCGTTCATATTTATTTGGGATGCAACGAAAAAAGAACTTGGAGACTTTAGTATAAGTGACTTTAATGACGATTTCTTTATATGATAACGATACCAACGCTTAACGAATTATACTTATCAATAAAGGGAGATTTGGAAGCCTCCGAATCCATTACTATTCCTGTTTTCGGGAAAAGTGTAATTAGAATAATTGCATCCGTTCAGGCCGCAAAGTTGAAATTGATTTACCTGGCAATTGGAAATTTGCAAAAAAACATTTTCGTTGATACGGCCGACTCTGAAACTAAAGGGGGAACTCTCGAAAGGTTCGGACGTGTGAAATTGGGCCGTGATCCATTCCCTCCAAGAGCTGCTCAATATACTGTTTCAGTTACAGGTACCACTGGTGCAGTTGTTCCAGCCTCTTCTACTTTTAAAAGCTCCGATACATCATTGAATGCTGGCGTGCTGTTTATTCTTGATACAGCTCACACTCTTATTGCAAGCACGGATGTTATAATTATTCGAGCTTTAAATGCTGGGCTTGATAGTAAGTTAGAAATAGGCGACAAACTTTCGCTAACCGCCCCTGTTGCACTTGTTGACAAAGAGGTTAGCGTTACCATTGAAACTATTCAGCCATTAGCTGCTGAGTCATTAGAAGATTACCGAACAAAGATATTAAACTCCTTTAGGCTCGAAGCGCAAGGCGGGGCAGCAACTGATTACCGACTGTGGTCATCCGACGCTCAAGGCGTGGAGCGTGTTTATCCTTATGCAAAATCAGGATTTACAAGCGAGATAGATTTGTACGTAGAGGCTACTATTGCAGACTCTACTGACGGAAAGGGAACGCCTTCGTCTATGACGCTAACCGATGTGGAAGCCGTTGTAGATTTTAATCCAGACATTACCCTTGCCTTAAATGAACGAGGGAGAAGGCCAGTAACGGCTATTGTAAATTATTTGCCTGTCACAATAAAAAATGTTGACATAGAAATTGTAGGATTTGTAGGCAACACCGCAGCGATCACCGCAGCGATATTATCGGCTCTTACATCATCTGTTGGCAAAGTGCGCCCATTCGTTGCATCTGCTGACATTCTTGATGATAAGAATGATATTATTGATATTAATAAGATTATCGCTACGATTCTAGCTGTTAGACCTGGTGCAATATTCACAAGTGTAAACTTAGAAATTGACTCGGTAAGCGTGAGTACATTTACTTTCATGCAAGGAAATATACCATACCTAAACTCAGTAACTTACTTATGAGTTTAATAGGAGATAAGATACTGGCCCTCACAAAACAACTTTACCCGACTGGCAGGGCATGGCGGTTAAAGGTGAATGACATATTTGAATCACTTCACGTTGGGCTTGCGGTATCGGAAGCAAAGGCTTATAACGATGCGGTCTCAACTATTGATTCTACCATTCCAGATAACGAGAACTTTTCCATTGACGATGCGCGCGATTGGGAGAGACGGCTAGGCATGATAACAAATGAAGAGCTATCGTTAAATGATAGAAATATAGCAATAAGACGCAAAATGAATTTCCCGGGAGTAGTTCCTGCGAGACAGTCGGCTTTGTGGCTAGAAAACCAGCTACAGGGAGCGGGGTTTAATGTGTTTGTCTACGAAAATATACCAGCATTGCCGCCAGAGTCGGTAGCTATTCCACTGGTTGATTTTATTGACGATTACGAACATGGCGAGTTTGATCATGGCGAGATCGAACACGGAGGCGGCTATACAAACTTGGTGGCAAATAAAATTGATTCAGATTTTGGGTTTGAAATAGGTGGCAGCTTGGCTTGTACTTTCTTTATTGGAGGAAATACAAAGGGAACATTTGCAAACGTTGCCGCAATAAGAGAAATGGAATTTAGGCAATTAATATTAAGAACAAAACCCGCTCAATCGGCGGCATTTTTGTTCATAAACTACGTATAATATGGCAATCAAATTAGAGAACAAAACAAATGTAGACGGTGTAACTGGCCCTTTTCCTTATGGAAAAATCAGAGACAAAACCAGTACAACGGCTGGGACACCCGTAAATACTAGTGTTTACGGTGATTTTCATCAGTTCTTTGCAAGGATTCTTGACAAGAGTGGAGTCATTGCAAACGGGTTACTGGAAAATCTTACCAACGGATTTCAGTACTTTGAATCCCTTTTAAAACTAGGCTTCAAGTATAATTCCGATCCTATTATTCGTGGGCTTTTAGGGTCATACACTACAGGAGATTTAATTATTCTGCATGGGGTAGAGGTTGTACTTACCAACTCCGGAAACACCGCTACGTGGACGGAGGGAGCAATATTTTATAATAAGAAAACGTACTTGTTAAGCGCTGGAACGGTAACAAAAACAGGGGGGCAAGCCTTCGTTTATGTAATTTCCAGTGAAGAGGAAAGCTTGATGAATATTGTTGCAGGAACGGGAGGCTCTACAATAGCAGACTATAGTGGCGCTAACGTAAAGTATTATAAAAGTGATTATAAGTCTGGTACAAATATAATAAGTAGCGCTACTAGCGTACTTTATCCCACTACCAGTATAGCCATTCAGAACGTTATAGCCTTTAAAAACGCTGGCGTGGTGTGTATGTCGGGAGATATAGAGGTAGGCTTGGTTGGCCCGATAGCCGCTAATACCGCTATTGTTATTGAATTAACACTTAATGACGCCTTTAGATACAATAGTTTTCTAAGTAGCAACCTAAGCGGTGGCCATATCGGGCTGGCAAGCGTGGATAACGTCGCAGGTGTCTCAGGAGTGTGGGCGGTAGGCTCTGTTAGAATTACCCCGGGTATAGACAACGTGCTGAGAATCGCAGCTTCAACCTCGACTGGCATTAGCAGCGGGTTTATACTAAATTTCCATTGTCAATATCTTGCTAAAGATACACTATAATAGACAGCTTAATCATAACCAGTATAATGATAATGTAATTATTGCCGTCTTAATAAAATAGGGCCAGTAGCATTAGTAATAGAAAGCTCTGTACAATTTACGACATTTACAGTAAAAGCGATATTGTTGGGCACGTATACAGTAGAATAGTCTGGCGTGTAAGTTACATTATTAGCAGAGCTAGATCCGTTCATTACAAAATAATTAGAAAAAAACTCAACCTTGTAAGGAGTAACTGCAATGCCACTTTCTTTATAAGCCCACCAAACACCATGAACTAGCTCGCTTTTAAGCATACAATAGGCCGTGTCATGTTGTATAACATTATTCGTTATTTTAACGGTGTCACGAATGGTCACAGTATTAGTAATGGTTTTCGGTTCTGGGGTTTCTGATTTTTTGCAAGCTGAAATAAATGCCACTGCGAAAATTAATAATAAAATAGTCTTTTTCATGTTTATAAAATTTTGTTTCAAATAAACCTAAACAATTTCAGTGCCAAAACAAAAATAATTAGTAAATTAAAGTATGAAATTGAATATAAATACCGATGCAGTCGTAATATTCACCAATAAATTGGAGAAAATACACCGCTCCGCCCTTCCTGTGGCAGTCCGAGCTTCGCTAAATTCTGCCGCTTTTGACGTGAAAAAACGAACATTACTAAAAGAGACGAGCGAAAGCTTCACGATCCGGCAGAAGAATTTCTTTAAAGCAAATTCGAGGGTTGAGCAAGCTCAAGGTTTTAATATGAATACCATGAGGGCAACCATTGGGATGGTCGAGGGCGGACTAAAAGGCGGAAATAATTACGCTGTAAAAGACCTAGAACAACAGGAGAGAGGCGGAACAATCAAAGGAAAGGCATTTATTCCACTCAAGGCCGCAAGGGTAGGGGGTAGCGACATAAAAGTAGTGCGACCGCAAAACAGACTATCTGCAATAAATAAAGTAGTAAACGCCAGAAAAACAAAGGGTGTAAGTGATAAGCAAAAGTTTAATTTCGCAGCTCACCAAGCTGGAATAGGCGGGTATGTTTTGGCAAAATATAAAGCAAAGGAAATTCTTTGGAGAGTAAATTCTTTGGAGGGTAAAATAAAATTGACACCTCTTTATTCCTATAAAGAAAAGAGATCGGTAAGCGTGAAGCCAAAGGGGTTTATGCAAAAGGCAAGCATGGAAAGCGCACAACTTATCGAAAAATTCTTTATCTTAGAGGCCAAGAAACAAATTGCAAAATATGCAGATAGATAATGGCTTGGAGAGATAATTTAGAAAGCGTTTTTACAATCACTACAGGAGAGGGCTCTGTGTACACCCCGCTATGGACACCAACATCAAAGGGGCTGGAGTGGAATGTTTCTGAATTTGACTTTAAGGAACAAGAAGGTACGCTGGTTGTAAAGAGCAAAAGAAAGGGGCGTAAATTTCCGCTCGATTTCTCCTTTCAGGGTAATGACCATTTGGATATTGCGGAAGCGTTTGAGGTTTCGGCAAACGATTCGAGACCATGGGTAATATTGCATCCTTATTACGGAAGCCTTACAGTTCATGTGCCAGCCATAAATATAGATCATTCTAGTTATGGAATATCTAAAATTACATGCACTGCGATTGAAACAATCACAGAGGACTCTCCAAAAACAACGGTAAGCGCAGACAGCAAAATCGCATCCGATAAAACGGCACTTGATGAATCGTTTATCACGGCTTTTGATGTTACCCCGGATGCAAAAGACATAAACAATCTTAGTGCTAATAATAATAAAATCTATGCGGAAGGGTCTAAATCGGTTAAGACTAAAACAGAAGCAGAGAGCTATTTCAACGCTTTCAATACTGCTAATTCAGCCATAACCAACGCCACAGGTGAGCCGTTACAAGCCATGAGAACGACTCAGTCGGTTATTAATGCACCTGCACTGTTTGAAAGTTCGGTAAAGTCAAGGCTCGACTTACTTACCTCTCAGTTCAACAAATTGCGCTCTACCGCCTCTGGAATTACCACCAGAAACGGGAAAAAAATATACGAAAACCAAGGCGGGGCGATTATTTCGGCTATGGCACTAGCTTCTTCAAGGCCTATTGATGGAGACTACACCAATGCCACTAGCGTTATTGCTGCGGTTGATCCCATTATAGCCAATTATAATAATTACATCTCTGATCTTGACGCTCTGCAAACGGATAACGGGGGCAATACTAATAGTTTTATACCAGACGCAAACGCATTGATAGCGCTAAATTCGCTCATTAATTTCACGGTTTCAAACCTGTTTTCCATAGCGTTAAAAGCAAAACAAGAACGTTCTATTGTACTGGATAAAGATAGCAATTGGGTGCTGCTTACTCACCGATTATATGGGATAGATAAAGCAGATAAGAATATTGAAGAGCTAATGAAAAGTAACGATGTTGGGCTTAGCGAAATATTACAAGTAAAGAAAGGCAGAAGGGTTGTGTATTATTTATGAATTTAAAAATTGACAATAGAAAAAATAACGTTGATATTGAGTTCTTCAACGACATAAGCCTCACGTTAAAGTACGATGCTGTAGCCTCTTCTTTTGCTTTTTCATTTTATTTCAATCCAGAAAACGAAGCTCATAAAGTGTTTGCAGCTGTTGGTCAATACCAGCTTGCAAGAGTTTACCACAATGGGGAGCTGTTAATAACTGGCTTTATATTGTCTCAATCTTTTAGCTCTTCCGCACAAAGACAGCTAGTGCAGTTTGGCGGCTATTCTGTACCGGGGGTTCTTGAAGATTGTCAGATTCCACCCTCGGCCTATCCGCTTCAATCGGATGGTTTAAGCCTAGCTCAGATTGTTGATAAGCTACTATTGCCTTTTCAAATAAAATCAGAGGTAGACAGCTCGGTTGCTTCATTGATGAATAAGGTTTACGAAAAAACAACCGCCTCGGAAAGTGAAAGCGTTAAGGATTATATTACCTCGCTTGCCAATCAAAGAAATATTGTAGTAACCAACACCCCTACAGGTAGGCTGTTATTCACAAAAGCTAAAACAGATCTTCCCGAAATAATACACTTTGAAAAAGGCGTTATTGGAACCAGTTACAGCATGACCTTTAACGGTCAAACGATGCACTCTGAGATAACAGTTATCAAACAAGCCTCTACCGACGGTGGAGACGCAGCGCAATACACCGTAAAAAATATTTACGTACCAAAGTCAACAACCGCTTTCAGACCAAAGGTGATAGTACAAAATTCTGGCGATGATATTGATACAAGAGAAGTTGCCGAAAGCCAAATAGCCTCCGAACTAAAGGGGATAACCTTAAAAATTACTACCGATAGGTGGGAGATAGGAGGGAAGGTAATAAAGCCAAATAATATAATTACAATTACGGACGCTGAATTATTCCTTTACGAAAAGACCAGATTCTTTATTGAGAGCGTAGAATTTACAGGAAACAGCACCGTTGAAACCGCCGTACTCACTTGCGTTTTGCCAGAAGTTTATTCCGGAGTTTTGCCAACTAAAAATATTTTCGTGAAATGATAAATATATCTAAGGTAATTTCTTTTTCATTCGATGCCCTAAAAAGGCAGATCATAAAGGTATACAGGCTAGGTAGTATTGACGTACAAGAAGCCATACAGGGCGCACCTTTTGGCATAGATTCATCACCCGTCAAAGATATGCAAGCAATATTCATGCAAACAGGAGAGAAAGGGAAAACGGTAATCGTTGGATATCTTAACAGGGATCATATTTCCGAAAAAGGAGAAACAAGAATTTACTCTACTAGCGAATCAGGAGAAGTACAAATATTTTTACACCTAAAAAATGACGGTACCGCCGAATTTGGAGGGGATGCGGACAATTTAGTAAGGTATTCACCTTTAAATAGTGAGTTGCAGGCATTCAAAAACGCCTTAGCGGCTGAGCTTGGATTGATAGCCGCTGGAATCGCAACGGGTGGAGGTGCCTATACACCAGGAGCATTAAGTATAGATATTTCGGGAGCAAAAATTGACGAAATAAAAACTTTATGAAGCAATTAATAGCAGCTCTATTGAGGGTAATTTACTTTTTTATTAAAGAAAAAATACTAAGGATAAAATAGTATTTCTGTTCCCAAATTCGGAACGCTTTTTATTTTAAAAACGACATCTTTCTATTTTTGAATTGATGGTTTCCTACAATAATGAACGATTATATATTGAAAGTGCGGAAGGCTATGCTGCAAAAGCTTTAGCCGTTGATGCTATTATTAATGCGTTATTACTTTTGGCAGCTACCGAAGCGGGTCAAAATGGAGTTTCTGAATACTCCCTAAATGATGGACAAGTACAGATACGCGCGGCAAAACGTGGCTCTTCTGCTATTATGGCTTCTATAGCTGATTACGAAAAACTAAAGCAATACTATATAACAAAGTCTAAAGGAGGAAGAATGACAAGGCTTGTAGATAGTAGGAACTTCATAGGAACTAGGCATTAAGTATGGACTTTGTAGGCAGTATAAAAAATTTTAGTGGTGCGGTTAGCCGTATTTTTACTAGCGAAAAAAAAGAGATTCAATTAAAAAAGAAACTGTCTCCGCAAGCTTTTTCTGGCTACGGCGAGACGATATTAGGCTTGCCTTATGATGGCGAGAAGAACCTAGGAGGCATTGGTCCAATCACTGATTATAACTTAAATTACGATGCACTAAGGTCAAGGAGCTGGAAGGCCTACCTAGACAGCGAGGTAGCGCAAACAATATTAAATAAATTTACACTTTGGGTTATTGGGTCAGGTCTAAAATTACAGGCAGAGCCTAACAGACTAATACTAGAGAGTGAGAAAATAAAATTAAACAAGCAAGTTTTTAATGAGCTGGCAGAGGCTAGGTTTTCAGTTTTTTGCGATTCAAAAGATGCCGACTATTCTGGTATGAAGAACCTTCATCAAATTTCTAGTGAGGCTTTTTTAAACTCAAAAGTTGGCGGTGATGTACTTGTTGTATTAAGACTGATTAACGGAAATGTTACCGTTCAATTGGTAGATGGGGCACACGTTATTAATCCTTTAGGCAACTATGAAAACGAAGGAGGGTCAAGTATTGATTATTCTGGCAAAAATATTAAAAGAGGAATAGAAGTAGATGAGCGTGGGCAACACGTTGCTTATCATGTACGGATTAATGACTTAAACACCAAACGAATACCAGCCAGAAACTCTTCCGGGCTTATTACCGCATTTATGGTATATGGAATGAAGTATCGCCTTGATAATATGCGAGGCATACCTTTGACGTCCGCAGTAATGCAGACCATAGCGGAGATGGATCGGTACAAAGAAGCTACAATAGGAGCGGCAGAGGAGAGTGCAAAAGTGGTTTATACCATCGAGCATAAGGCTTTTTCGGACGGCTCGGATCCATTGGTCGGAGAGCTGAAAAGGGCAAGAGGTGGAGCAGTTGATGACATACCTGTAGATTCAGCAGGAAATGCAATGGCTGACAAGGTAGCTGCCACTACTCATAAGCAAACCTACAATATGCCTATTGGTGCCGAGATGAAGTCCTTTAATAGCAACAAGGAACTTCACTTTAAAGAATTTTACATGACTAATGTAAATTTAATTTGTTCCACCGTAGGAATACCTCCAAATGTCGCTATGAGTCTGTATGATGGAAATTACAGTAGTTCGAGGGCAGCCATTAAAGAATGGGAGCACACGATAAATGTAAATAGAAAAGATTTTTATTATCAGTTCTATTCGCATGTTTATGCGTTCTGGTTAGATGTAGAGATACTAAAAAATAAAATACAAGCTCCAGGTTATTTAGTGGCGCGGGCAAAAGGTGATACGATGATATTAAATGCTTATCGCAACGCTAGATTCGTAGGGGCTTCTGTACCTCACATAGATCCGCTGAAAGAAGTTCAGGCGGCTAGATTAAAGCTTGGTGACACTGCTGGTTCGATACCGTTGTCGACGGTAGAGCAGGAAACAGAGTCTTTGAATATGGGAGAATCGGACGCGAATATCGAACAATACGCTGAAGAGCTTATTCGCTCAAGAGAACTTGGCGTAATGGCGGAGGTTCAAAAAATAAATCCAGCTCAATAAGCTGGTGGCGGCATTCTCTTGTCCTCTGGAAAACTATTTCTAATCTCTGTTATTGTTGTTTTTAATAAGTTATTAAGGGTTATGCCCTTGTTGGCTGCAACATTTATTAGATCTTGAATTATATTTTTTGAGACCCCTCTAATCCTAATGTCGCCAACCATATCAGCATTGCTTCTCTTTAAATTATCTCCCATAAAATATAGATTTTTGTTTATGTAAAATTAAACATTTTTTTCAAGTTCCGAATTTCGGAACTAATGTTTTGTTCCCAAATTCGGAACAATTTTTCAACACCTTTTGCGCGTTGCATATTTTTGATTGATGGCAAAAGAAATTCTTCTGTACGGCTCTATTGATTCTTATTCTGCTTCTGAATTTGTAACAAAATTAGAAGAGAGTAAGGATGAGGATATCGTAGTAAGAGTTAATAGCTCTGGCGGTGGCCCAGAGGATATGTATTGCATGGTTGCCAAATTTTCAGAGCATCCAAAAGGAAAAAAAATAAAGGTAGATGGCAAGGCCTATTCGTGCGGATTGTACGCTACTCTTTATTCCGATGATGTTGAATGTTTGGACGTTTCTCAATTTGATTTACACAGGGCTGCTTATCCTTCGTGGTCTGAACAAAACAAGGAGTTAATGACCGATCCCATGTGGGAAAACCTTAACAAGATTAACGCAAAGCTTAGAGCTGCATTTGAATCAAAGGTGGATATGGTAGCCTATAAAAAACTAGGCAAGCCTCCAATGGAC